TCGGGCAGGAATGTCGGGTCGGACTCGACCCAACACCCGACGACGTGCGTGTCGGCGTCGATGTTGCCGCGCAGCAGCGGCCACCGCTGACGCACCGTAAATGCCAACTGGCCGGCGACGATCTGGTCAGTGGCCCAACACTCCACCTGCACCGTTGCCCGCACCCACTCGTTGAACGGTTCACCGCCGCCGATGAGGGACACGCGGATACACGACGGACCCGGGCGCATGTCCGTGGAGATGCGACCACCGACGGCAGGGCCGACGATGGGGTCGGCGCGCAGCAGCGCAATCACCGCGGCGTCGGGGGCCTTCATGCGGCGTCCTCAACGAGCCGGATCGTAGCCTTGCGATACCCGCCGCCGCGAGGCGCTGTAACGTCCGTGACGGGGCCAAGAATCTGGTAGGTGACACTGCCAGCGACTACCCGGTCAGACTCGCGCAGCGGCGTCCCTAGCGGCACGTAGACCACCTGCACAGACACCAACAACCCGTCAACGTTCGGGTCGGGGATCATCGACTGTTTGCGCACGACGCGGCACACCGTCGTGTAGTAGGTGTCCTCGTCGCGCAGGGGACGCCCGAGGTCATCGACCTGGGCAGTTTCGCTGGTGCGGAAGATGCGCAACGGCGTCGTCATAAGGCGCTCAGGTTGCATCGCCCCTCCACTCAGCCAGTAGTGCCCGCATGTCGTCAGGGCGGTGCTTCGCCTTCCGATACCGCCACGCCAACGCGTCCGTTTCAGGACTCGACACCCGCCCGCCCTCAGCCGGGGGATGCCACAGATGCCACACAGGACCGGCGACGACGTGCGCCGCCGAGTTCGCCAACGTCCACAGAGCGCAACCAAGCGCCCAATCCTCACCGCCCCAACCGCGAAAGCGCGGGTCAAAGCCGGTCGCGTCCCACAGGTCACGACGCACACACACGATCCCGCCACCGGGCAGGATGTCGTGCGGCTCCTGGTCCAACTCGGCATCCCACGGCGGCATCGCAAAGTCACTTGCCAACACGTCAGCCGTCGCGGCTTGCGTGATCCGGCGAACCTTGCTGCCAGGCGTCGCCCACCCGTCGCGGCGAGCCAACTCCACTGCACGCTTCAACGACTCCGGCGGGGCAATGCAGTCGGCGTCCGCCATGATCACCACGTCGTCGTCAGCGGGAAGGTTGAACGCCTCCGCCTTCACCCACACATCCGACTCGCACGTCCCCACGGTCACCGGGAAACCGTGCGACTCGTACCAGCCCTTGACCCACCGAAACACCTTGCGGCGCTGCGGATCGTCGTGCTTCCACCTGCCGATAATCACCACGGGTCGCACACCACCCTCGGATCGTCAGGGTCGAACGTCCAATGCTCCGCGAACGCCTCAGCCAACTGCGCATCCGTCAGCCGGTCCCAATCACGCCAATGCTGACCGGCGTCCTCGGGCAGGTCTGTCAGCCGCAACGCCGCCGAACCCTGCCGCGCCTTACGGATGTACTGCCCAACGGTGCGGATCGGGAAATGCCGCAGCCGAAGCACGTTCCACGCCACCTCCGGCGCCACGTCGTAGGTCGCCTGATGGTTGCCCATCTCGATGCGCAGATCCGGCGCAGCCCGCACCGCCACCTTGTGCAGCGGCGTCGCCTCCACCCTGCGGTGGGTCATGTTCTCGAAACCTTCACGCCCGGTCACCACGTAGTCGTAGATGGCCACCGGCAAGATGCCCACACCGTCGGGCTGCGCTTCACACGCCGCCTTGATCGTTGAACCGTCCACCGCTTGCCAGAACTCGTCAGCGTCCGCCGGGATGATCCACTCGGCACCGAACTCCACCCGGGCCCGATGCGCCAACGCCGTCATTTTCGCCGCCTGCCGATACGCCGGGTCAGGATCGTCCACCACTACCAGCGGCAACTCGTCGGCCAAGTCTTCAAGGATGCCGCGCGTGTGATCCGACGAAAGATTGTCGGCAATCAACAACCCATCCACCTGCGCGGCGTGATGCCGCACAAACGCTTCGATCACGTCCTGTTCGTTGCGGACCATCGACACCAGCCAGGTCGCCATTAGTAGCCCGTTCCGGCCCGCTCAGCGCCGATGTGGGTCGCCCACACACCAGAGTCACGCGACCCCCAGAAGCCGCACCGCGTCTCCGGTTCAGCCGCGAACAGGGCCACACCGAAACGCCCCTCCGACTGCTCACCTTCCGGCCACTCATGCGTGGCGATAAAGTCCGCCCGCGTCAGATGCGGATTCGTCGTGAAGAACCGCCGATGCTCCAACCAAGCGCTACCACCGTCGGCCCACTCGACATAGTCGCCGGGGTGCTGCTCAACGATTCCACCGGCGGCGCGTTCGGCATCGTTCCACGGCTGCCGCCGCAGCGCCAACTGCGCCAACGGGCGGGCACCCATCACACCGACCATCGCCGCAATATCGACGGGCCGGTCAAACGTGAAGTCGTCCTCGGTGGAGAACACCCACGGGTTACGGTTGTGGCCGCGCAGCCACGACCACGCCGAACGGTACGCACCGGCGAAACCCGAACGCCCCGCCGTCGACACCACCTCAAACCCTGCAAACTCGCGACGCAGCCACGCCGCATACTCGGCATCGCCGGAGTCGTCGTGAATCACACGGTCAGTGATCCCCACCAGGTTGTCGAACGTCGCCGCCGACCTTCGCAGATACTCGCCGCGCCCGTCGGTCATCACCAGCAGGGTTACGCCCATGCGCGAATCTCCCTGTGCAGTCGCTCCGGGTCGGCCACCGTCGAGTTACGCCCCAACTCGTTCGCCTCCGCTACGTAGACCGCATCGGTGTGGACGATGGACGCGCCGCGACGCGACGCACGCAGGAACAACGCCCAATCCTCCCAAGCGTCGAACTCGGGGAAGCCGCCACAATCAGCAAACATGTCCCGCCGGATCGCCGTCCCGATCGGGCACGGATTCGTCAACTCGATCCACCTGCTCCGCAGGCGAACCTCACTGCCGCCAAGGATCAGACGCGGCACACGCAAATCACCGACCGATCCCAAGCCCTCCACGTAGCCCGGTGCGACGGCGTCGTCAGCATCAACGAACACCAGCCACTCAGACTCCGCCCGGGAAGCCCCCGCATTACGCGCCGCCGCCAACGTCTCCCCGTGATGGTGGATCACCGGAAACCCGGTCGCCTCACACGAGGGCACCGCACGAGCTGCGGCAAGTTCAATCCATGACGCATCGCCGAACGTTCCGACGATGAACGTTACGTCCACAGATGCTCCCGCGAGGCGAACAGTCGCAACCCCGAGGCCATGCGCAGCGTGTGCATCGCATCCACCCCGTCGGCCTTGCGTTTGCCGTTCATCCAATGCAGATGCTCAACAATCGAGCCGTAGGCGTGGGCGTAGGCATCACGGTGGCGGGCAACGGCAATGAGTTCGTTGTCCACGTACTCGTGCCAATAGCCCTCATGAACCAAGCCCGGCGCCCCGTCGATCTGGCCAAGATCGGCATACCAGCGGGCCACCAGCGAATGGGTTGAGTTCGTACCCAACGCCGTCCGCGAATCACACAAATCCTGCGTCCCGACAACGCCCACACCGTCGCGCATCGCAGCCTTCGCGTTGACTAGCCAGCGCTGGTGGAACTTGATGTCGATGGCGCCCAGGAAGATGAACGGTTCGGCGCTCGCAGCGATCCCGGCGTTGACCTTGCGCGCGTAATCCCCGCGATCCTGCGGGGGAAGAATCAGATGGTCATACCCGGCGACAGCGGCCACCACGTCCGTGTCGTTGTCCGAGCAGACGAACAACAGCCGCGCATCGTCAGTCGTGCCGGCCAGCGAATCCGCCAACCGCTCCACATGGTCAGCGCGCCCCAACATCGGGACGATGACCACGGTGTCAGCCAAGGCGAACGGAACCGCGAGTACCCCGATACTTGGCAAGGATGCGCTGCTGTGCCTTCGCCAGCCCCGGCTCCGCGTTCGCCGCGACGTACTCGACCTCATAGTCGTCGAGCCGTTCACGCTTGACGTTGCCCGCGCTAGCCAGTTCAGCCACGGCCAGCGACTTCGCCACCGCCTTGATGTCGTCGGGCAGCGGGTGATAGCCCGCCTGGTAGGTGACCTCCACGGCGTAGCGGTCCCACTCTTTCAGGAACACGTCACCGCTGCGGGAGTCGAAGTACCACTCATTCGTGGGTAGCGTCACCCCGTCGGCCTTCACCACCGATACCGACGCCACCGGGCGCTGCGGCAACACCACCGCGCCCACCGTCGAACCGAAATCGGCCAACGGATGCCCTGCGGGCCACGTCACCGACGGCAGTTGACGGACTTCCACACCCAACACATGAGTGTGCGGACCCTTGATGATCTGCTGCCCCGTCCAACCCTGAATGATCGCCGTAACCGACTCGCACACCTCGGACAGGGCAGCGTCGGAGTAGGGGGACGACGCGCCTACACGGTCGCGTAATTCCTTAACGGTGATAAGCACGCCGTCCCCTTCCTCTCGTCGCCAACTACTAGGAGATGTTCAGCACGATGTCGGCAGTCACGACGGACTCAGTGCGAGTCACCTTGACGCCGTAGACGTGCAGACCCTTGACACCATCGGCGAACTTCTTTTCCAGGCGGAACGCCTCAACGCTGCGCACCTGCTCGGCCATCGTGGTGGCGTAGGTGGTGCCCGCCAGCACAGGCTTGTTGGTGCTCGACGTGCCCGACGCCGCGTTGGGGAGGTTGTTCGACTTGTAGATGGTGAAGCCAGCGGCCTGACCAACGATGCCGTTGGCACGAGTCGCCTGACCCGCGTTGTCACCAGCGGCGACGAAGCGGGAGTCCTTCAACAGCACGCCGTAAAAGGACGGGGGCACCACGGCCCAACGGTTCTCCTCCGGCACGTCAGCGCTGTCGAGAGCCACCGCAAGGTCGACCAGCTGGTCGTACACGCCAGCGACAGTGGTGATGGTCTCCTCCGTCGCCGGAACCTTGGTGGCGTTGGCGTGGATCTGCGACAGCACGTAAGCGTCGAGAGTGTTGGCCAAGCCGTAAGCGGCACGGTCAGCGGCCTCGATCATCAGCGCGCCACCGTTGACCGACTGCGCACGCTCCACGTCGTCCAGGTAGAAGGAGAAGTACTTCTTCTGGTCGAGCAGCAGCGAACGGGTCGCGTCGTCAATGTCCTCGGTGGTGATGTCCGCCCCGGTGTAAGTACCGATGGTGGGGTCAGTGATCGAGGTGATCTTCACCGAATCGCCGGAGGCGTCGCCTTCGTAATCGCGGTTGGTGATGGCGCCAGCAACGTGACGCTTCGACAGGCTGGTCAGCAGACGCGCCGACCAAATGGTGGGAATGAAATTGGTGACAGCCATCGGAGGCTACCTTTCTGTGATTAGCCGGAACCGGCGAGCACGTCGGCCAAACGGCCATCAACGCGTGCTTTTTCGATTTCGGCGGGAGTCATGCGGGCCAGGTCGGCACGCGTGAGTTGCGACGGACCCGTGCTGTCGGGCTTTGCGCCCTGGGACGGGTCCGGTGCGGGGCGTCGCGCCCCGGTGGCTGTCGCAGCCTTGAGTTTTTCTGCCTTCGACCGCAGTTCGTCCTCATCGCTTCCGGTGAGGAACTCGTGCAGTTCGGCGGGCAGGTCCGTCTCAGCGGCCACACGCAACCGCAGCGCTTCGGCTTTGGCCGTCGCGGCCTCGGCTTGAGCTGCGGCTAGTGCATCGGCTAGACGTTCCTGCTCCGACTTGTTCGCGGCCTCGTACTGTGCGACCTGCTCGGCAAGTTCGGACGCCTTGCGTTCGGCTTCCTTACGCGCTTGCCGTTCGGCCTCCAAGGCACGCTTGCCACCTTCACCCAAGGGTTCCGGTGACGTGTCTGGCGTTGACGTTTCCGCAGCCGACGCATCAGGCTGGGGAGTCTCAACGGTCTCGGTTTCGGACATGGTGCTTCCCTCCATCGCGGGGGGTTGTTCCAGCCGCATCGCACGGCTGGGGGGCATGAGAAAACCCCGCAAGCCCTTAGGGCTGACGGGGTTAGTTGAAGCGAGTTAGGGCTAGGTCAGGCTGACGGGGATCATGCCTTCAATGACGGTCTCGGGGTCCACGCTGGTGGCGACGTAAGTGATCTTGCCAGTGGAGCGATTTACGATCATGGGGCCGGACTCAAACGAGACTTCATCGTTGGGCAAACCGTAAATGATGACAATGCGGGCGTCGTCTTCCCACACTTCTCGGACCACTTGGCCGTCAGGAGCGGCAATCGTGGCCTGTTTGATGGCTTCCTGTGCAGTGAGCACGTCACACCGGCCTTATCAGTCTAACTCTAAGTACTTTATCGCACCTTCGTCTGTCAGGTCTAGGTCATCCACGCGAACGTAACGCGCTCCCGTAATGCGGCCTTTCAGTGCATCAAGCGGCAATTCCTGACCGTTTTGGGGGTCAAGAATCGTGATCTTTCCATCTCGAATCTCAGCCATAGTTACATGGCCTGACTTGTGCCCCTTCCACTTCCACTTAAGCCAAATGCGCATTGGACCGGTGTCAACCTCTGATCCAAACAATGCCGCAGCTCGCTTTTGATCTTCCGCAATCTGCTTAGGAATCGACCCAATGCGTCCATTTGGCGCGGGCTGGAAGAACCGGCCACGAGTATCAAAGACCTCATTGAAGATCCGCTCCGCGTAATCACCCAGAGCCGGACCCGCCACAACGTCAAAGCCCCGCATCCGCACTTCGCCGGCCACCACGCAACGCGAGCAGTTGTTCATGTACTCCCGAGCGCCGTCTGAAAATTTCGGATTGGTCTTGGTGACTGCATCCCGCAAAGACTCAAGTTCGGTCGTCGGCAGTTCGCCGATCCACGTCGGCTTAGCCTTCGGCTCAACCGCAGCGGCAACAGCCCTTTGCGTCGGCACGGCAGGCGGCTGACGCACTCGATAGCGCGACAGGTCGTAGTGATAAGTTCGGCGGTTGTTCTGATTTCGGTAAGCAATCCGACGGTTGGCGTCCTCGGGCGCAATCGCAATGTCGTTGCGCCTGTCGAACTCGACTTCCAACTCAGCATCACAGCGACACAATCGGTGGTACGCGTTGCCGCTACCAGCCGTCTGGGCGGTGCGGTACACCGCGCCCCTTGTGGCAAGCATCAGACAGAAGGAACATGCCCCGGCTTCTGGCACTCGGCGCCACGCCTTGAACGTCACTGTCGCAACATCCGTTCCAACATGACGGTGCGCTGCACTTGGTGAGGCTCAGTCCCCATAATGCCCACGAGGTAGTTCAGCCCGGCAATGCGCGCCTCATCGAACGATTGGCCGTCCTTGATCCTTGCAAGGACGATCAGCGGCGTCCTGTTGATAGCCCTGGTGGACGATTCACCCCAATAGACCCGCTCGGGGCGATCCCTGAGGTCATCCGTCCACTCAACGTCATACCGACAGCCGTAATCGGCGGCGACTGCTTGCATGTAGTCGTCTACGGCTTTTAGTGCTTGTACAACTTCGGCGCGGTGAATCTCAATCAACGACTCACGGATTCCTAGCCACGTTCCCCTGATGTCGTCTTCACGCAATTCGCGCCAGAGCCTTGCCGTTTCAGCAACCGCCCAATTGGAAAGATTCAGGCAGTAGTCAGCAAGCCGCTGCTCACGAGTCGCCATTCTCTAACCCGTCGATGCCAAACGCCGTCGCCTGCGCACGGGCCACCTGCACCCGCTCCGCAGCCGCAGCCGCACGCCACGCGTCAGCCTCCGACTTCGTCACGCCCGGGATCTTCTCCCACAACGCCGACCCCGGAATCCCAAGCCCAGCCGCCAACTTCACCAACGCGTCAGCCTCACTGGCAAGCGTCGGCGTCGACGGATCACGCCACACCGACTCCAACCGCTCGGCGTTCTCCGGCAACTCGCCGTCGGCAACGATCAACATGTTGCGGGCCACGTCCTCCCACGACCCACCAAAGCCACGGATACGCCGCTCGCAACGCTTCACCAACCGCATCACCGTGGCCTGGATACCCTCAGCCGACGCCGGGTTAGCATCCGTCCAACCCATATACGTGGGCGGGAGCCCGGCCATCGACCCGGCCAACTTCGCCAACGAGTTGATCGTCTCGTGGAAGTTCCGCAGGTCGGCGGCGGGCAGTTGACTTACCTCGGCCTCAGCCTTTGTCCCCGCAATCGCCCAAATCCGGCCCGCGATCTTCTCCCACTTCGACACCTTGCGACCGTCCTGGTCGATCCAGTCATCCTCAGTGGAGCCGTAGGCAATCGTGCGCGGAATCGCGTTGAAGTCGGCGCTGACCATCATGTCCGTGGCGATCTTGCACGCCGCATCGCTCAATGGCAGGATCGGCGCGAACTCAGGAACCCCGTTACGGTCCAACGTGCGGGCACGGTTCACCAACGGCGTCACCATCACCCGGCCAAGCATGTGATCGTCCTGGTCCATCACAGACCAACGCGCAGACGTCGGCAGGCGCGGATTCTTCGTCGGCAAATCGTCGGAAAGATCGTCGTAGGCACCCTCAGCCGCGAACCGCACCGTCCGATCCGGCAGGTACAACGTCAGGTACGACATGTCCTCGTCGGAATCCACCCACGTCTTGATCGCCGCGTTCACCTGACGCGTCGCAGGGTCCAACCTTGCGACCACCTGCAGCGGGGACTCCACGGTCACCAGCGGCACGTCTGAGCCGTCCTGCGACCCCACGATGACGTAAGACACACCCATCGCCAACGCGTCCGTGTGCGCCTCCTGCGAGGTCACGTCAAGGTTGTTCGCCTGCCACCAACCCCACAGCCGACTCGCCAACGCATCATCCCCGCCAAGGGCGAAACCCTCAACGTCGAGACGTTCCTCCACCGAATCCACCACCAACTGAGGCCAGTTGATGACCACCTGGGAGATACGCGGGGCAAGTTCACGCTGAAGATCCGGGTGCATGTACGCCAACGGTTGCTCACCCTTGTAGTACCTGTCCCACTTCTCCAACGTCACACGGCGCCGCGCCAAACGCAGCGCAAGTTTCTGGGCGAGGTCGATGTCGTCCACACGACCTCCTTCACATAACGATGATTCCCCGCCTCCGGGGTCGAGTAAGTCCAGCCGCGCGCGCATCGCAGGCGGCCTCATGGGCCAACGCGTCGGCCATGACAAGGTCGATTTTTTGGTGATCGTTCGGTTTGCCGATCACAATTCCGCCCGGACGTCGCACCCGGCGCGCATTACGCACATGCGCAAGAGTCGTCGCGTCCCCATCGTGGGTAAACGCCTTCGTGGCGATGTCAGTCCGCAAACGTTCCAGGCACGCCGCCATCGGGCGGGTCCGGTTCGTCGGCCACGCAATCACGACCTTCTCGCCGTGCTTCGCCGCCCACGCCTCAAGCTCCGACTGCCAATACTCCGGGTCCACATACATACGCACCACGGTGAACCGTTCGCACAGTTCCTCGACGGCGGCGTGAACCTCCGACCGAGGCACCTCGCCGCCGAAATCAGACGGATTCCACACCGTCGCCGCCCCATCGGCAAACGTCGGCGTGAACCCATACAGCCCATCCTCAGTCACCCACCGCGCCCGGATCGCCGTCCAGTCGTCATACATCGACCCGTCGAAGCCGAGCGTGACCATCGCCCCGTCAGGAACAAGCCCCGGCGAAGCAATCGCCTCCCAATCCTCAGCGTCGAAATAGGCGTCCGAGGTTGCAACGACACGGTTGCCGTAGAACCGCTCCGCCTGCGCCAAATCACCCCGGCCCGCAAGTTCTTCCACCTCGGCCTCGATGCGATCTAGGTCCACCCAACCACCGCGATCTACAGCCGAATCGCCATAGACGAACTTGA